ATCCGACTGGCGACCGTCGAGGACGCAGCCGCGTTGACAGCGATGGGCCGCGACTTCCTGCAGTACAGCGAGTACCGCAATATCCAGGTGACCGACGAGCAGTTGCAGGATGGCATTGCCCAGATCATCGCGTTTGAGTGCTCGTTCGTGGCCGAAATGGATGGGCGTGTCATCGGCGCGATCCTTGGCGTGACGGGACCGCTGTGGTTTGCCGCGCACGTCAGGACCGCCATCGAACTCGCGTGGTGGGTTGACCCTGCCTATCGCACCACCTCGGCTGGCATCAGGCTGCTCAAGACGTTTGAGGAGCACGCCAGACACCTCAACGTGCAATACATCGCTATGAGTGATCTTGTTGTGCAAGGTGACACACCTGTTGCAAGATTGCTCGGTCGAATGGGTTATAGTGTTACGGAACGCATGCACACGAAGGAGATTTGACATGGCAGCAATTTCAACCATCGCAGCCGTCGCCGCAGCCACCGCAGCAGCAGCAGGGACGGGCTACGCCGTTTACGCAGGTGAACGCGCTGACGAAGCGCAGAAGCAGGCTATGGCCGATCAGAAGCGGGCGCAGACGCAGGCGTCGGCTCAGGCCGCATCGCAGCAGCGCCGCAGCGCACAGGCAATGGCCGCCGCTAACCGCCGGCAGCCCGACATGGGCGCGATTATGGGCGGCGCAGCCGAAGGCGCAGGCGGCGGACCAACCAGCACCATGCTGACCGGACCTGGCGGCGTGTCGCCGCAAGACCTTGCCTTGGGACGGTCAACCCTCCTCGGAGGCTGAGATGAGCGAATACACAGGCGACGCGCAGTCCTACCCTGACGCACCGAAGCGGGACAAGTTGCTCACGCGATGGGGTATGCTCAAGTCTGAGCGTGCGTCATGGCTCGCGCACTGGCAGGAGATCACCACCTACCTGCTGCCGCGCAACGGTCGCTACTTCCGTCAGGACCGCGACAAGGGATGGCGGCGGCACAACAACATCTACGACAACACCGGGACTCGCGCACTGCGCACGCTCGGCGCTGGCATGATGGCCGGCGCGACGTCGCCTGCGCGGCAATGGTTTCGACTCGCAACCGCCGACCCGGAACTCAACTCCTATCAGCCCGTCAAGTTGTGGCTTGACGATGTCACGCGGCGCATGCAGCTCGTGTTTCAGAAGTCAAACACGTACCGCGCACTGCATTCGATGTACGAAGAACTTGGCGCGTTCGGCACGGCGGCGAGCCTGGTGCTGCCCGACTTCAAGAACGTGATCCACCAGTACCCCGTGACCACGGGCGAGTACTGCATCGCCACGGATTTCCAAGGCCGCGTGACCACGCTGTACCGCGAGTTTGAGGTGACCGTCGCCGATCTCGTCAAGGAGTTTGGCTATGACCGTTGCAGCATCACCGTGCGCAACATGTACGACCGTGGCACGCTTGACGCATGGATTCCGATTATCCATGCCATTGAGCCGCGCACTGACCGCGACCACAAGAAGCGCAACAGCAAGAACATGCCCTACGGGTCGTGGTACTTTGAGGTTGGCGGCGAGGATGGCAAGTTCCTGCGTGAGTCTGGTTTCCAACAGTTCCCGGCGCTCGTCCCGCGTTGGTCTACCGCCGGCGGCGATATCTACGGCAACTCGCCTGGCATGGAGGCTCTTGGGGACATCAAGCAGCTGCAGCACGAGCAGTTGCGCAAGGCGCAGGCCATTGACTTCCAGACGAAGCCGCCGCTGCAGGTGCCAATCTCCATGAAGAACCGCGACGTTGAGACGCTGCCTGGCGGCATCTCGTTCGTTGACGGAGCAGGCATGGGCATCAAGACCGCGTTTGAGGTCAACCTGAACCTGCAGTACTTGCTCAACGACATCATGGACTGCCGCGAGCGCGTGCGTGGAGCCTTCTACGCGGACATGTTCCTGATGCTGGCTACGCAGCCCAACACGCGCATGACGGCCACCGAGGTCGCCGAGCGTCACGAGGAGAAGTTGCTGATGCTCGGCCCGGTGCTTGAGCGCCTGCACAACGAACTGCTCGACCCGCTCATTGACATCACGTTCACGCGCATGCTGCAGGCTGGCATCGTTCCGCCGGCGCCCGAAGAATTGCAGGGCATGGACCTGAACGTCGAGTTCGTCAGCATGCTCGCGCAGGCGCAGCGTGCCATCGGCACGAACAGCGTTGACAGGTTCGTAGGCAACCTCGGCGCCATCGCGCAGATGAAGCCCGACGTTCTCGACAAGTTCGACAGCGACCAGTGGGCGGACATCTATGCCGACATGCTTGGGGTCGATCCTTCGCTCATCATTGCGGACAAGGAAGTGGCGATGGTTCGCAATGCGCGCAACCAGGCAATGGCGGCTAAAGAGCAAGTGGCTGCTGTCGAGCAGGCTAGCAAGGCGACTCGCAACTTGGCTGCGTCGCCTACCGATCAGCAGACCGCGCTGACCGACGTGATGAACATGTTCTCCGGTTACGGAAGCCCTAGCGCACTGGAGGTCTGATGCCCGTATTCCAGAAGTTTCCAGGCAGCCCGTGGCTGTACGACCAAGCGACTGGCGACATCGTCGGTGTCAAAGACCCTGACGGCAGCGAGCAGCTGTTCGCCCGTATCCCGCTCGTTGGTGCGTTCCACAGCAATGTGCTGCAGACAGCGTCCATCAACACTGCAACGCCGATGCAGTTTGCAACAACGGACATCTCGTACGGTATTTCTGTTTCCGACAACAACAAGGCGCTCGTGACACGCACGGGTGTCTACAACGTGCAGTTCAGCGCCCAGTTGCGCAACGGCGGTAACCAAGAGGCCAATGTTGACATCTGGTTCCGTGTCAACGGGACGGATGTTGCGGACAGCAACACCCGTATCACCGTGCCAAAGACGCATGCCGGCGGCGACGGTTTCATCGTGGCAGCGTGGAATACGTTCCTGTCACTGACAGAGAACCAGTATGCGCAGATCATGTGGTCCACGCCAAACACGAATGTGTCAATTTACTTTGCCAACAGCCTGACATCGCCAACCAGGCCGAACATCCCGTCCGTCATCGTGACTGTCAACGAGGTCGATGGCAGTTACATCCCATGACGAACTACGACCCGCTAGACCTGCGCGGCCAAGAGAAGGCCAAGGCCGACCGCGAACTGCGCGAACGCCTGGCGCGTGAGAACGAAGAAGCAGACATCAAGTGGCTGATGTCATCAAAGCGAGGCCGCCGCATCGTGTGGCGGCTCATGGACCGAGCCGGCGTATTCCGTAGTTCGTTCAACACAAACTCCATGTCAATGGCGTTTGCGGAAGGGAATAGGAATTACGGACTGCAGATTCTCGGTATTATTCACACTCAATGCCCGGAGTTGTATCCGGTGATGATGAAGGAACTAACGCATGAACGAACCAACGATGACGGCGAGCGCAACGACCCCTGACAGCTCGTCAGCATCCGCGACTCCCGCAGCCCCCGTCAACGTGGCGGAGGTTCTCTACGGGAATGGGCAGAAGGCTGCTGAAACTCAGACTGCACCTGCCGGCGAGGCCGCCAAGGGCAGCGAGGCTCCAACCACGGAACAGGCACCGAAGGCCGAAGCCAAGGCACCAGCCGAGGCCAAGCCCGTTGTGCCTGAGAAGTACGAGTTCAAAGCTCCTGAAGGACGCGAGTTCGACAGCGAGACCATCACGGCGTACTCGGAAGTGGCAAGGGAACTCGGACTGAGCCAAGAAGCCGCGCAGAAGCTCCTTGACCGCATGGGTCCACAGATGGCCCAGCGGCAGGAAGCCCAGATCCAGGCTGTTCGCAACGAGTGGACGAAGGCGGCCACGAGCGACAAGGAGTTCGGCGGCCAAGGGCTTGCCGAGAACCTGTCGGTTGCGAAGAAGGCGCTGGATGCGTTCGGTACCCCCGAACTCCGCGACCTGCTCAACACGTCGGGCTTGGGCAACCACCCGGAAGTGATCCGGTTGTTCTTCCGCGCAGGCAAGGCAATTAGTGAAGACCGTTTCGTCGGCGGCAGCGCGACCACAGCCAAGGCACGTGGTCCGATGACGTTCGATGACGCGGCGAATGCTCTCTACTCGTAACCCCTTACACAAGGAATCTGACACATGGCAACTCTCTCTACGTCGAATCTGACGCTCGCCGATTGGGCGAAGCGCACCGATCCCGATGGCCGCGTCCCGGTCATCGCGGAACTCCTCTCGCAGTCGAACGAAATCCTTGAGGACTGCGTCTTCAAGGAGGGCAACCTGCCCACCGGCGACCGCGTCGTGATCCGCACTGGTCTGCCCACCGTCTACTGGCGTGCGCTGAACCAGGGCATCCCCAACAGCAAGAGCACCACGGCTCAGGTTGATGAAGCCTGCGGCATGCTGGAAGCTCGCAGCGAAGTGGACAAGGATCTGGCGATGCTGAACGGCAACACCGCTCAGTTCCGTCTGTCCGAAGACGTGGCCTTCCTTGAGGCCATGAACCAGACGATGGCGACCACGCTGTTCTACGGCAACCCCGCCACCGACCCGAAGCAGTTCCTCGGCCTCGCGCCGCGCTACTCGGACATCGGTGCTGGTTCGCCGAACAACGCGCAGAACATCATCAGCGCCGGCGGCTCCGATGCCACCAGCAACACCTCGGTGTACCTCGTTGTGTGGGGCGACAACACCGTCTACTGCCCGTTCCCCAAGGGCAGCAGCGCGGGCCTCATGCACGAAGACCTTGGCGAACAGACCGTCTACAACAGCGATGGCAGCCGTCTCCAGGCGTATGCCACCCGCTACCAGTGGAAGAACGGTCTGGTGGTCAAGGACTGGCGCTACGTCGTGCGTATCTGCAACATCGACACCGATGACCTGATGGCGCAGACCACCACGCAGGCTGCCTCGGCTGCTACTGCTCTCATCAAGCTGATGAGCCGCGCCCTGTACCGCATCCCCAACATGTCGATGGGTCGTGCGGCGTTCTACATGAACCGCACCGTTCACTCGGGTCTTGCCATCGCTGCCCTTGACAAGTCACAGTACGTGCTCAAGGTCAACGAAGGTCTGTCGCAGTTCGGCACCCCGTCGAGCTACCTGTCGTTCCAGGGCGTCCCGCTCCGTCGCGTGGACACCATCGTCAACACCGAAGCCGTCGTGTCCTGATAGGAACGACAGAAAGGAAACTCCAACATGATTACCGACGTTCTCCTGACCGTCTCCGGGGCTAACAACCCCGGCACCGCCATCAGTGGCCAGGCCATTACTGCCGATGCGTACAGCACGGACACGATTGACTTGAGCACTGCCCGTGACATTGGTGAAGGCAAGAGCCTCTACATGGTCTTCACTGTCATTACCGCTTTCAACAATCTCACCAGCCTCGATCTGGAGGTTGTCGGTTCTGCGAATGCGAACCTGTCAAGCCATACGGTGCTTGCTGAAACCAACGTTCTTCTCGCCGACCTCACTGTCGGCAAGCAGTATGTTGTCCGCATCCCGCCGCAGATCGCAAGCCTTGGTCAGCGTTACCTCGGCGCCCGTTACGATGTGAATGGCACTGCTCCTTCCACTGGCAGCATCCTTGCGCAGATCGTCGTTGGCATTCAGGACGGTCGCAAGTTCTACGCCAGCGGCTTCAGCGTCCAGTAATGAGGAACTGACATGGCACGAGTTCGCGCAAAGGTCGTTTGCTTCGTGGATAACGGTCTCCGCAAGGAGGGCGAAGTCTTTGAGTACAACGGTCCTCACAACGGCAACCTTGAGTACATCGACAAGCCGGCTGTGCAGGAAGAACCCGAACCCGAAGTTGCCCCGGTGGTCCGCCGCCGTGGTCGCCCGGCTCGGGAACTCCAGAGCGACGATTGATGTCAGCTAGATGAAACAGAGGGGCGTCGGACTCACAACCCGGCGCCCCTCTATGACTAGGAGGTCGCCTTGGCAAGCGTCGTAGAGATCTGCAATCTAGCCCTCGCGCACCTCGGCGATGACGCAAGCATCGCCAGCATCGACCCGCCTGAGGGGTCCGCGCAGGCGGAGCACTGCGCACGGTTCTACCCCATTGCGCGTGACAGCCTGCTTCAGATGCACAACTGGAACTTCGCCAGCCGGCGCGCTCTGCTCGCGTCGGTGACGATGCCGTACACCATGTGGAAGTATGCGTACGCGGTGCCTGGCGACATGATGGTCGCTGTCAGCGTGCTGCCGCATGACGCTGAGAACGACTACTCGGCCAAGTTCACGCCGAGCGACAATCCCGACTTCCTGCACAACTACGCGCCGCTCGTGGCAGCGGGGCGCTATGTGCCCCAGCCCTACAGCATCGAGACCGACACGAACGGCAACAAGGTGCTGTACACCGATCAGCAGAACGCACTGCTGCGCTACCAGGCGCTCATCACCGACCCGACCAAGTTCGACCCGCTGTTCGTCATGGCGCTGTCGCACCACCTCGCAGCGATGCTGGCAGGCCCGGTCATCAAGGGCGATCAGGGCGCAGCCGAGAGCAAGCGACAGACGCAGATGATGGTCGGCTACCTGCAGCAAGCCCGCATGAGCGACGCCAACCAACGCAACATCAAGCCGGAACACATCACGAGCTGGATTGCGGGACGCTAACCCATGCCGAGCACACGGATCTACAGCAGGTCGTTCGCGGGCGGCGAGCTGTCGCCGGAGATGTTCGGTCGCATCGATGACGTCAAGTTCCAGACTGGCGCGGCCAAAATGCGGAACTTCATCGCCACACCGCAAGGGCCGGCGGAGAACCGACCTGGCACCGCATTCGTGGCCGAGACCAAAGACAGCACCAAGCGTGCTCGTCTGATCCCGTTCACCTACAGCACCACGCAGACGATGGTGCTCGAAGTTGGCGACCGTTACCTTCGTTTCCACACGCAGGGCGCGACGCTGCAGGCTGGTAGCCCAGCGGCGTACAACGGAGCGACCGCGTATGTCATTGGCGACCTCGTGTCGAGTGGTGGCACGAACTACTACTGCATCGCGCCCACGACTGGCAACGCGCCGCCGAACGCCACGTACTGGTATCCGCTGCCATCATCGGCGTACGAAATCCCGACGCCGTACCTCGAGGCCGACATCCCGACGATCCACTACGTGCAGTCGGCAGACGTTCTAACGCTCGTTCACCCGAACTACGCGCCACGCGAACTGCGCCGACTCGGCGCAACCACGTGGACCCTTTCGACTATTTCGTTCGTTGCGCCTGTTGCGGTACCTGGCACCCCGACCGTGACGGCGAGCCGAGGCGACGCGCTGAACATCACGGGTATCACGCAGGCCAACCCCGGCGTCATCACGACGGTCGGCAACCACGGGTTCGCGGTCGGTGACAGCATCTATGTCAACGGCGGCACGATGACGCAGTTGGCTGGGTTCTACCTCGTGAACAGCGTGCCAGCCGCCAACACGCTGTCGGTCAAGGCATACGACACTGGCGTTCCTGTAAACACGACCGCATACACCGCGTGGACAACTGGCGGGTTTGTGCAGTTTGGCGACAAGAGCCTCGACTTTGATAACTACTACGTCGTGACGGCCATCGCGCAGAACGCGGTTGACGAGAGCGCGGCTAGCCCGAGCGGCAACGTCATCAACAACCTGAACGCCATCGGCGCCAAGAACACGATCAGCTGGAGCGCGGTGTCAGGTGCGCTGCGCTACAACATCTACAAGCGACAGAGCGGCCTCTATGGCTACATCGGCCAGACGGCCAGCACGTCGTTTGACGATGACAACATTGCGCCAGACATGGGCATCACCCCGCCCATTGTGGAGACGCCGTTCGTGGGCGCCGGGAACTACCCACGAGCGGTGTCCTACTTTGAGCAGCGCCGCATCTTTGCCGGCACGAACAACGCGCCGCAAACGATGTGGATGACGCGCAGCGGTACGGAAAGCGATCTGTCCTACACGCTGCCGAGCAAGGACAGCGACCGTATCAACATCCGCGTTGCTGCCCGCGAGGCGAACACCATCAACCACATCGTCCCGCTGACGCAGTTGCTGCTGTTGACGAGCGCGGCGGAATGGCGTGTCAGCCCTGTCAACAGCGACGTGCTGACCCCGTCCACGATCAGCGTGCGCCCCCAGTCATACATCGGCGCCAACGATGTGCAGCCCGAGATCGTCAACAACACGGTGGTGTATTGCGCCGCCCGTGGCGGCCACGTGCGCGAACTTGGCTATTCCTGGCAGGCGAGCGGGTTCGTGACGGGCGACCTGTCCATCCGTGCGGCGCACCTGTTCGATGACCTTGATATCACGGACATGTGCTACAGCAAGGCTCCGCAGCCGATCCTGTGGTTCGTGAGCAGCAACGGCAACATGCTTGGCCTGACCTACATGCCCGAGCAGCAAATCGGCGCATGGCACCAGCACGACACAGATGGCCTGTTTGAGTCAACGACCGCGGTAGCTGAGGGCAGCGAGGACCGTGTCTACGTCATCGTCAAGCGCACAATCGGCGGCAACACAAAGCGTTACGTTGAGCGCATGGCGTCGCGCCAGATCACGACGCTCGACCGTTGTTTCTTCGTTGACAGCGGCCTGACGTATGACGGCAACAACGCCACGGCCACGACCGTAACTGTCAGCGGCGGCACGACTTGGGGGCCGTCAGACGTGCTGACGATCACGGCAAGCAGCGCCATCTTCCAGTTCCCGTCCACGAGCACGCCGCCCACGGACATCAATGACGCCATCGTGTTGACGGACGCGGCTGGCAACAAGTACCGCCTGCGCATCATCGGGACGAGCAGCACGACGGTGGCGACCGCACGCGTGGATGTCACGCTGCCTGTTGCCCTGCGCAACACCGCCACAACGGTCTGGGGCTTCGCCCGTGACACGGTTGGTGGCCTGACCCACCTAGAGGGCAAGACGGTCAGCATCCTCGCTGACGGGGCTGTGCAGCCGCAGAGAATCGTTTCTGGCGGCTCCGTGACGATCGACCGGGCTGCGGTGGTCATCCATGTCGGCCTGCCCTACCAGAGCGATCTACAGACCCTGCCGGCGGTGATGAGTTTGGATGGATATGGACAGGGCCGATACAAGAACGTGAACAAGGCGTACATTCGGGTGTTCAAGTCGAGCGGCATCTTCATCGGGCCTACGGCTGATCGACTCGTGGAGGCGAAGCAGCGCACGACGGAACCGTACGGCACGCCGCCTAGCCTCAAGAGCGACGAGATCGACGTTGATCTCAAGCCCGCGTGGCGCGCCGGCGGACAAGTGTATCTGCGTCAGGCCGACCCGCTACCACTGTCGGTGGTTGGACTTACGCTTGAGGTCGTACTAGGAGACTGACGATGTCGGCATTCCCACAGACTCAATTTGCCGCAACGACGCTGCTGACCACAGGCACGATTGTTGGGCCGCAGTCGCAGCCAGGGCCGTCGTTCTGGTCGCAGGCAGCCGAGGGGCTAGCCGTTGGCGGCCAGATCGCATCGGTGTTCGGGGCCGCTACCAGCGCCATCGGCGCGTACTACGGCATGCGCTCGCAGCAGAACCAGCTGCGCATGCAGGCACAGAACGCCCAGTTCCAAGCCGAGATGTCGCGCATTAACCGCCGCGCCGCCGAGTTCACGGCAGGCGAGATTGGCCGGCAGGGCCAGTTGCAGGCGGGTCGCTACACGATGGGCGCAGGGCAGGCGAGGGCAGGCGCGAGGACGGCGATGGCAGGGCGCGGCATCGCGCTCGGGCAGGGGTCCGCACGCGACATCATCGCCAGTATGGACATCGTCAAGGAGATCGACCGCCTGAACATCAACGCGAGCACGGTCAGGGCGCAGGAAGCTGCCCGTCTGCAGGCGTTCAACCTCGGCACGCAGGCCACGATGCAGAGCCTGACGGCGAGCAACCTGAGCGCGACGGCAGGAACCATCATGCCGGGCTTCGGCGCGGCTACTAGCCTGCTTGGGAGTGCTGCCGACATCGGGGCCAACTGGGCACGCAACAGGCGATTTGAGGAACTGCTTGAGGGCGTGTCAACGCGCAGGATCTAACCATGCCGACCGTACCAACCACATTCGTCCCACAGGTCAACCCGTCCGGCGGCGGCGACATCGGTGACTTCGCCGCGCCGCCCGTGCAGCCGATGGCGAACTACACGCCAGAGCAGGTGCAGCAGTTCGGACGCGCCATGACGCAGGCGGGCAATGTTGCCTTCAGCGTCGGCGTGGCGATTCAGGACACGATCAACGAGGCCGAGACCAAGGCCAGCGATGTGTCGTTCCTTGAGCAAGCCAACGCCATCATGCGAGGCCAGAACGGCTACCTAAACACCGCCGGCAAGCAGGCGGAGGACTCATTCCAAACCACGCAGGACGCGCTTTCGCAGGCTGGTCAGCAGGCGATGGACCGCCTACAGAATGAATCGCAGCGGCGCATGTTTCAGGGCGTTCTCGCCCGCAACATGCAAACCTTTCAGATGCAGGCGTTTGCGCACCGTGACAAGGAAGTCAAGGTCTACGCCACCAATGAGGCCAAGACCCGTGCGCAGCAGTACGTCAATCTGGCCGTGCAGGATTACAAGTCACGCGACCAGGTTGGCGAGGACGGCCTGCCGTCAGGGGCGTTCACGGCCAACCTCGGCGTGGCCCTGAACGAGGCCCGCACTGCGGGTCGGCTCATGGGGTTTGCCGAGGACAGTGCACAGATGCGCGAGCTAGAGAACGGCGTGTACACGCTGGCGACTCAAGGCGTAGTCAATCGCCTGATGCTCGACAGCGACTACAACTCGGCACTGCTGTATGTGCGCGAACAGCTCGACCGTGGCCGCATCGACGCGAGCGTGGCCGATCCCCTGATCGCGTCCCTCGACGCTAACCGCAAGAAGCAGATGGTCGAGGACTTGACCGTCAGCATCAAGACGCAGGGACTGCTCGACAGCAAGGCCGGGACGGCCAACTTTGGCGAGGTCGTGCCTAACGCCCGGTACGACGTGAAGGGCAACCGCATGGACATGTCGGTGGCGCCAGGCACACCGATCAACGCGCCCGCTGACGGCACGATCACGTCCATTGACGGCAACACCGTCGTAGTCGAGACCGAGGACGGCACGCAGTACACGCTTAGCAATGTCGATACCTGGGGCATGCTTGCCGAAGGTGCATCGATCCGAAAGGGCGGGCTGGTCGGTGCGGCTGGCAAGGACGGCGAGGCCGTTGACGGTCTGTATTCGGTGGGATACAGCATCAAGCGCGACGGCAAAGCCATCGACCCGCGCAACGCGAACGCCATCGTTGACATGCCACGCGACGAGGCTACGCCGCCGGCGAGCCTGACCGACGCGCTGCGGATTGCCGCTGAGATCCCGGATACGGAGATGCGGCGGCTGGTGCAGTCGAACCTGCGTCAGTCCTATCAGCAGGACAAGGCCATCGCAGACTTTGAGTACGGCCAGCGCATCGAGGCCATCGAGCAGTATTTGGCACGTCCCGACGCGACCGTTGCACAGATCCCGCCCGAGGTCTTCGGTGCGCTCAAGCCTAAGGATCAGGAGCGACTGCTCAAGGGCCAGCGCGAGGAGGACGAACTCGATGTCATGGAGGAGATTGCCCGCGACCCGTCCATTGTCAGCCGCGAATGGTTGAACGAGAACCGCGGGCGCATGACGCGCACGACGTTCACCAAGTTGCTCGGCGACTTGAACGATCCGCCGAAGATGCAGGAAGCGAGTGTTGACGCCGATCTCGTCAACGCGACGCTCGTACGCAACGGGCTGAACGATCTGGCGTTCCCACGTCAAGAAGCACAAAAGTCGGCATCGCTCTTGTTCCGTGACAATGTGACGCAAGCCATCAGTTACGAGCAGATGCTGACGGGTCGAAAGTTGAGCCGCGAGGAGAAGCAGGCCGTCATTGACAATCTGCTGCTCGACCGTGCGTTTGACGAATATGGAGCAAGCAATGTCATTGCTGCAATGACGCCAGAACAGCAGGGCGAGGCGTACACTGACATCATCGAACGCATCCCGGACAAGGAACGTCAGCAGATCCGTGCTGCACTTGAGGCAACCAACCAGCGCGTCAACGCCGCCAACATGGCGATGATGTATCTCCAGTACGAACGAATGAAGAAGGCTGAGTAATGCAGGAAGACAACCTGTCGGACATCACGCTGACCCCTCGCATCCCAACCGTTGAGGACAACCCGTTCATTGAGACTGCGCAGAAGATGGCGCAGCCTGACCAACTTGGGTTGAACGCTCCAACTGACAACCCGTTCCTAGCCATCGCCAAGGGAATGGGAGGAGATGGTCAGCCGCCGGCCATCGGTTCGATTGCTAGCACGCTGTCGATCAACCCCGACCAGGCTGCGCAAGCCAGCAAGCTTGGCGGCCAGTTTGGCCTTGGTCAGGACATTGCGCTGCGCAACATGGACGAGTTGCGGCGTCGTTCGCTCATTACTCGCCTGCAGCAGACGGGGATGCTTGAAAAGAACCCGGCGCTTGCCGAGTCGCTTGCCAATCCTGCGTTCTCGGCTCAGGCCCATGATGACATCGACAACCTGGCTGAAACCGGGTCGTGGATTGACAGCATCTACAAGGGGTTTGAGGGTGGGTTCTTGATGCAGGAAATGGGGGAACTTCGGTTCTCATTATTGAGCGGCGAGCGGTTCTATGGAGCGACCGCAGAGCAGCAAGAGCGCATTGAACAAGTGCGCAAACGCATGCAGGAAACGCAAGGTAGTGGCATCCTGTACATGACTGCACAAGTCATCGCGCAGCAACTTGCACAGGCCAAGGGAATTGGCACTGCGGCGTTGACTGGATTCGGTATCGGCGCTGCAACTGGCGGCGCACCAGGAGCAGTGGCTGGCGGCGGCGTTGGCGCAGCCACTGGTGTTGTTTTGACCACCGCACAGATGGAAGCCGGCTTGCTGTATGACGAACTTGAGCAGGCGGGCGTTGATCCTGAAACGGCTACCACGGCTGCCGTCATCGGCGGCACAATCAATGGTGCCATTGAACTCCTCGGAGCCAAGATTGCAGTAGCTCCTTTCCGTCCGTTGATCCGCAAACTGATCGCAGATCGCGTTGAAGCGTTGGCAATGCCGACCATGCGTTCAGCCATCCGTGAGGGTGTGAAGGGATACGGGATTCAGGTCGGCACGGAAACTCTTGAGGAAACCGTGCAGGAAATCACGGCTATGACGGCGAGCGAAATCGCCAAGGCAGCCGACGGTATCGACTCCGAACTAACGTGGACGGACGCTCTAACCCGTATTACGGATGCTGCTATTGGCGGATTCCAAGGAAGCCTGCTGCTTGGCGGCATTGGGCCGGGCGCAAACGCCATCGTGGATACCCGCCGTGCCAAGCAGACAGAGGCCCAGCAGAAGTGGCTTGACGGACTGCAGGAGCGCGTTGCCGAATCTAAGGTCCGCGAGCGCAACCCCAACGCATTCCAAGAGTTCGTTGAGAAGCAGGTTGAAGGCAAGCCTGTCGCAACGATCTATGTCGATGCCGAGGAGGCCAAGGGCGTTCTCGCGCAGTTGAACCTGACCGTCAGCCAGGTTGACGCGATTGTGCCGGGATTTGCCGAACAGGTCCGCGCAGAGTCAGAGCGTGGCGGCGACGTCACGATCCCGACCGCGCTGTTCTCCGCCAGACTCGCCAACACCGACCTTGGGAACGCGCTGCGACCGCACATGCGCCTGTCGCCGGAGGCGTTGAGCGTGACGCAACTGGAGGCCGTCCGCGCTGAGCGCGAGCGCATGTCCGCTGCCGGACAGGATGTCATTGACGAACGCATGGCCGCCGAGGACACCGCGTTTGTTGAGAGCGCGCAGCGTGTCGAGGAAACGATGTACGGCGAACTGACCGCCGCGGGCCAGCCTGCGACAGAGGCGAAGATCAATGCCGAGTTCGTCCGCAACATGATGGCTTCGCTCGCCGACCGCGTTGGCGTGACTCCCGAGCAGATGTTTGAGCGTTACCCGTACCGCGTCCGTGGCGAGGGCCAGGCTGCGCAGGCGCAGGCGCTTGAGCAGGCGAACCGCATTGACGCTGATTACATGGCCGCCGTTGATAGCGGCAATGTGGAAACGCAGCAGCGACTAGTTGATGATGTCGCAAGGGCAGCTGATATGCAGCGAGCCACACGATATACAGTTAGAGGCATTGGTCTTCTAAACAATGAGGTACTGAATTATGACAAGTTGACCGATGACGAAATGGCAGAGGTTGAGGTGCTTTTGCCCTTGGGTCTTGAACAGCCAAGAGATGTACCGTATGGATCATTGTTCTATTTCACGGAACAGGGCAAGGCCAAGCATGCAAGGTTGATTGAATTGCTGAAGAAGGCAGCACGTGGACGTGTAGAAGAAACTACGCAATATGTACCAATTCGTGCTCTATGGACTTCTCGTGATGGGCAAGTTGCAATAACGCCAGGACAGGAAAGGTCTGCGGACCTTGTTACCAGAGATGATGCCGGCAAGGTCATTCCGCTCTCGCGCCGTTTCAATCTCGAAAGCCCGCTAGCGCAAGCCTCCCGCATCGACGCCGACTACATGGCAGCGGTTGAGCGCGGCGACATGGAGACGGCGCAGCGGATGGTGGACGAGGCGGCAGAACGTTCCTTTACGGAATCCGTTGTACGCGGAGATGGAGACATCGGAACCGCCGGCAAGATTCTGCGCGTGTACCACGGTTCAGGCGCATTCATTCGCCAGTTCATGTACGAGTTCACTGGCCTGGGAGTCGATCAGCTCGGCAGCGGTTTCTATTTCACGACGGATCGTCCAGAGGCGGAGAGTTACATGACTCGCCGCCGGGATGGCGAAACAGTCAAGATCGGAGGCGAGTCACAGCCAACTGTCGTGGAAGCCTACCTTGACATCAGGAATCCGCTGCGTGCAGATAAGGTCGGATCAATCACTCGGGAGCAGGTTCGGAAGTTTATTGCCGCAGCACCGGATGAAACACGTCGTGAAGGACTTGAGAACTGGGGCATCGATGGCGATGTGCCACGTGCCAATGTTCTTGATGCCTATGCATTCAAGGAAGCAAATATCGTCCGCGAGTTGTTCAAGATCGGAAACGATTTCTATGGACGAAACACCGAAGCGTTCAATCGTGCGATCAAGGACATCCTCGGATACGACGGCGTTGTTCAGGATTTCCGTGCTGATGGCGTGAAGAAGCTTCACTATGTCGCGTTCTTTCCGGAACAGATCAAGTCTGCCGACCCCGTCACCCGCGACGAGGCCGGCAATGTCATCCCGTTGTCGCGCCGTTTCAATCTTGCAAGCCCGATGGTGTTTGAGCAGGCTGCGAAGCCGACGCGAGAACTCGGACCGATTGAAGCAGCAAAACGTTTGGTCCAAGAAACGGGACGCGAGGCATTCACGGATGCCGACGAGTTCTTCAAAAAGAGATGGGACGCTCTGTTGAAGAAAACAAAGCGGCAAGTCAAACCAAGCCCACGAAACTTCCGAGAAGCCGCCAAGCGGGCAGTAGCTGACATTCTCGATTTCGTCAAGAACAACCCGAAGTTCGCTGACTATTACGCGAACGACTGGAAGGCGACTCGGTCCATTCTTGACGATTACGTTGGGCGCGCAATCACGGATAACGAGTTCGCTATGTTCCGTACGATTGCCGGCCTGACATCGCCGAACACGATGTTGCCGGCAAACATCAGCGACACGGTTGGTTTATGGGATCACTGGATGCGCGAGGGTAATTTCGACGCATTCACGCTCGGACCGAAGCCTGGGACCGGGGCGCTTGTGGTGTTTGAGGCAGCTGAACCAATCAGTGGAACCACGGCAAATGTCAAGCTCAGGACTATCCGCATCGTTGAGCGACTTATCAAAGAGCGCGGTGGAGTCACGCAAGCTTTGGAGTATTTGCAAGAAGGGGTTCCCGTCAAGGAACTACACAAGTTCAATCGCAAGATGGGATATTCCGGCGCAGTCGGCGACATCGGCAATATCACCGATCTCGTGCAGCAGGCGACTGGTCAAAGCAAACTGATTCCGCGCATGTTCATTTTCGGGCAGAAGGTAGGCGCATACACACTGAACGCGATTGGCGACGAGCGATATACGACCGTGGACATTTGGGAGTCGCGGTATATCCGAAGCCATTTCACGGGCATGTTCGACGTCAATATCGGTCTACCTGAAAGCATCGACGAACATCAGATTTTCACTAGGTTTGGCGATCTGTTCAAGGAGGAAATGGAGGCCGTGACTGGGCGCAAATGGGCGCCTTCAGCTTTGCAGGCACTGCGTTGGTTCTATATCATTGGATCGGCACGGGAAGCCGGCTACAGCAAGGCGAGCACCAATGAAACCATCAGCTTCTACACCGAACGTCGACTCGTCCAAGCCTTTGGATATCCAGGCCGCGCTGCAACTAGCGGGGGACCGAGCGTTGGAACGGCTGCGATTGGAGGTGCAGCAGGGCAAGTTCGTGCTGCCAGAATCCCGCCGAAGCGATTTGAGCGCAACCTTGAAACCGATGTCGCCAAACTCGACAATCCAGACCAAAGACGCAGAGCCATCGCCGCCGGCTACGTCCGCTATGCAAGATATAACTCTGAACTCGGCCAACGAGGCTTCTCGTTTGACGAACGCCGAGGCGGACCTGCTCGACAGCATGGGATTCTGAACGCGACGATTGCTGCGGACTTTGTTCCGGGCGAACGTTTTCAATCAGCATTTGGGAAGGCAAACCTTCCCCTCCAAACAATGCAAGAACTCGTGGCGGACGCCGATGGGGCGCAGGCGTTCCGATCACTGGTAGCAGCGACAAACGCATCGAATCCATATGGTGCGGCAGTTGCTGTTTATACAGCTGAGGAATATCAGGGCAAGCGTTTGTTCGTCACAGAGGACGCAACGGCAGGATTTGCGTTGTCGGCGGATGGGGACATCGTGTCTGTATTCAGTGCGCCTAAGAGCGGCAATGGACGAGCCGTGATGGCGCTATCTGTGCAAGTCGGTGGCCGTCGCCTTGATTGTTTCGACACCGCACTGCCTGGGTATTACGCAGCACATGGCTTCCGGGCCGTTGCGCGCTTGGCATGGAACGACGAATACGCACCAACCGGATGGAACAAGGACAAGTTCAAAGATTTTAACGATGGCCGGCCAGATGTTGTGTTCATGGTGTATGAGCGCGGTTACAACGGCGAATATAAAGCCGGCGATGGCGCAACGGCTGGTGATTACGATGCCGGATTGCAGGCGCAAGCTCGCGCATTGCAAGCAATCGCAAAGAGTCAACAATTTCAACAAGCAGCCCGCGGACTTGCCCGCGGCGGATTCGACCCGCAGAAGCTCCTGACCACGCTCAACAAGGATGCTGACTTCAGCACCTTTGCGCACGAAACAGCGCACTACTACCTGACCATCCTCGGCGATGTCGCCGCACGACCAGACGCGCCGGCATCGGTGGTCGATGACATG